TTGATAGTTCACCCATAAGAGTGTCTAAGTTGTTTGAGCGTTTTAACGCTGATAGGCTTGTTGCCATATTTGTTTCTCCTGTATTATTGTATTTGTATGTTTATTGTATTGTGCTGTATGTATCGCACCTTTATATTTATAACGAAAATATATCTCAAATTGGAGCGGAAGAGAGGGTTCGCACCTCTGATTACAGATTGGAAACCTGTCGTGTTGCTTTTACACTACTTCCGCATGTTTCTTGATATATGTATATATTATACACTAAGTTCTTTCCTTTGTCAAGCGTTTCCCAAACATTTATCTGCTACTTCAAATATTTCGGGTAAGTATTGGGCTACGATATAAACTATAGCAAAGAATCCTATTATTTTAAGCATCATTTATTTCTGTGGTAACTTTAGTAAATCACAGTTATAAGATAATGTTCGTCTTGCTTCTTCTGTGCCGTTGAATGGGTAAACGCCGTGTAACATAGTGTAAGGAAACACAAAGAAGTCGCCGAATTGTGCATCTACTCTATACTGATATATGCCAAGTGGGTCTTGATTGCCACCAACAAACTCTAAGTATCCGTTTGAGGGATCCTCTGGATTTGTAATTTCTTTGCCGTAAGTACTAGGTCGTTTTAACATCAACACAGAAGAAAGACCTACATCAGAATCTTTTGTTACATGATAGTGAAAAGGATTGTATTCGTTAGACCTCATTTCATTTATCCAAGCACCCTGTAGTCTTAATTCCCACCAAGGCTTTTGAATTTGTTTTGTATATTGTGTAAAACAAGAAAGAAAAGCACCTTTCATATAGTCAGTCATTATACTATCAACTAACTTTTCTTCCACAATTTTACCAGCAAGTGATTTATTGTGTAATGGCAATTCGTCTACCGCTTTATCGTATGCGATATTAATATTATCAATGATTTCCATAGGTAGTGTGAATTTTAAAATCATGTTACCTAACATTATAGGCACTAATGTTACTGGTAATGTTGCTTCTGGTTGTTCTGCCATTATAACTCCTTTAGTTTATTTCTTAATGTTATTTTATACTTTGTGATATTGTATTTGAGAAAAGGTTTGTATCGCACTATTCTTTCGTATAGTTTTGGCCATAACACGGTTTCTGATATATCTTTATTTAATCGTTTTGAGAACGAAAGCAAATCTTCTAGTATCACAAATGTTTCAAGACTTATCTTTTTAGATAAAACCATCTTGAGTATCGGTGGGTGTTGCCCCTTTACAGATGTGAATATATCATCAAAACTCATTTTATTTGCAGTCATTCGTTCTATCATGTAATCAATATCTTGTTCATAATAATAGTGTAACGCTTCTATTCGTTTCGACCATTCTTTATAGCTTTCGTCACCAGAGTGACCGATGATGTCACCAACCCATAGATTAGTATTAGTAACAAAGTTGCTAACAAAGTAATCAACAATAGTGATATCGTTATAAGATTTAGAAAGCTTATGAAAGAAATACCTATCCCTTCTTTTAGTAAATGTTTCCAATCGTGCAGTTGTTCGTCCGCCGTGCTTATGAAAGTCATAGCTTTGGTTTTTACTTGTGAAATGGAGTTTGATTGCCAGATAGACTTTATATACTTCGAATCCATTCATTGTCCTTATGTTATCTCGTTTAGTTTTTGTTCAAATAATTTTACACCTTTTGATGCATTTGATTTCCATTCGTCAGGATCCCCAGCGTCTGAAATGTATTTGAAACAACGAAATGGTATCTCATATTCTTTGCATACTGTTGCAAGTGCATATGCTTCCATATCAACTATATCATAATCAGTTTGTTTTGATTCGCCGTGTAGATAAAAACTATCACCTGTACCACATGAAATACCATCTAGTGTTGTAGTCAGAAATGATATGTTTCTATTTCCCCATGGCGTTTCGTAGTTCTGAAATCCTAGTGGTGTTACATCCATATCTCTCTGTATAAAGTTAGTAACTTCATAGAGTTTACCGACATCAACATTAGGGCATACTTTTGCTGCTGTGCCATAATTAATGACTGAATAGTTCCACTCTTTCAAATGAACTGCGTGTTTCATAATCGCCTTTGTGGCATTAATCTTACCAACGCCAGTATATAAGATTTGACTCTCAAATTGTTCATCGGGAAAACCAATCAGTTCTGCTGGTATAGCAGATAGTATTGCAAATCTTGAACTCATATAGGAAGTTGTGGTACTTTATCTATATTCAATAGATTAAGATTTTGTGCCTCATAGGTCACTTTTTCTTTTAATGCTTTGTTTACTAGTTTTTTAGAATCACTCGGGTCGATTCCGTTCTTCTCACAATACCAAAGAATGGCATCTATGTAGGTCATCTTTTTAGTCTTAACTGTTTCTTCAATAAGAAGTGCAAACTTATTAGGTGTGATTATCATTTTCATAGGTCTATTATACTATACTTTGAATTGTTTGTCAAGCTCATGTTGTGTAATATATTCTAAATTATTACAGTCATGCCACTCTGGTATTATAACATCTATTGGACTTGTTCCGATAGCATTTGGGGTTACTTTGTAAAACTTTGTGTCTTTAAATGTGTCGAATGTGTTCTTATGTTGTTTAATCCAGTGATTTAAATCATCTTTATCTGACTTATCAGGTTTTTCAAATGGGGCATCTACGCCTGCATAAAAACGAGTGCCGGCATATATGTTGTTCACTTTATCGTCTGGTGAATACAAATCATGGCCGATAATATAAACTTCTTTTGCGCCGAGTTCACATGCCAAATAGATTGCTCTCGTACCTGTTGCATAGGCAAACTCATCTATACCAGCTTCTATGTCTACCGCTTTATCAGGCGTAAGAACACCTGTTACATATGTTATACCTTTTCTTTGACCATCATCATACTCATTACCATGATAAACTGCCTCATGGGTGAAATCTAAATCTGCTGGTGATAGTGATAGAGGACCTGTATTTGAATTTAATAAATCATCAACGACCATCATTGGTATTGGCGTCCAGTGTCCTAGATAAGCAGTATGTTTAAATGCATATCCTGAACGATAGATTTCGTGAGCGATAGGCGTATCTATTGCAACTAAAATATCAGGAGTAAAATCTCTGTATGCTGCATTACAAGCAACTACTTTGCCGTGTTCTTTGTATTTGTCGAGGTCTAAACCTATTCTTGATTTGCCGTTACCGAAACAGAAGTATGTCATGTGTTCACCTTTTGATTAATGTAAGTGCCAGTTTGGGTTAGAAGGTACTGGCAACCCCCTTAGCAACTTAAGCTGCTAAAGCGTACTGGTTAGAGTTTGCTTTTATTTTTAGTTTAAAGTCTTAGGACTATCCTCTCTTGTAATCTTTCAATAGCAATGTCGAAGTCCAAGTCATCCCCACAAAAATATTCTATATAAAATACTTTGGTGGAGATGTTGGGAGTCGAACCCAAGTCCATCACCTTTACTTAATCACCGTCAATGAGAATTCGGTTGACTATCTTAGCATTTGTGCTAATCTATCTTGTTCAGTCCAGAATTCATCAATCGCTGGCTGTAACAAAGGTACATAGTCTTTTTTATCTTTTACGAAAGTCTGTGTAGTACCATCTTCACATACTATTAGAATAGCAATCTGGTCGATTGCTTGCCCATATCGTTCTTCATACATCTCACAATAAGCAGTACATTGAATGAAATAGTTTTCAATCCATGCTTCTTTCTTTTCTTTTGTAGATGTCTTAAAGTCTATGACTGTTAGTTTACCATCATAGTCAGCGATACAGTCAACACGACCTGCGATACCCCACTTATCACTATAGAGTCCGCCTTCTTGCATAACTATATTATTTATATTATCTAGTTCTGACTTCAGTTGAGTGAACATAAAGAGTGGTAGTACCTCTTGATTTTTTAGTTCTTCATTATTTAGATAGTTCTCAGCGAGTTCATGAACAGCAGTTCCTCGTGATGAGGCAGCTCTCATTATTCTATTTGCGGCAGATTCACCGACTCTCTCACGCCAAGCGTTGATGCCTTCTTTCGCTCTGCCTGAGAGAACAGTTGTAATAGAAGGATACTTATTGCCTTCTGGCGTTACATAGAATCTATTCTTATTAATAGTTTCTGTATAAACCTCTGGCATCTGATGTAATAAAGGTGTATGTGTGAATGTTTTCCACTCTTTATCAGGATATTTAAGTTTCATCAAATTATTTAAATCATCACTCATTACATAGCCTCATATAGCTCATCTACAAGTTGTTTTTTAGTTTTGCGTTTGTCCAGTTCAATGCCGTTATCACGACCAACTAGTTCTAGTTGTGATTTAGACATTTCAGCGAGTTCTTCTTTAGCAATCTTCTCGCAGTCTTTGTTGAACATACATTTGAATGTGTGAATACACTTCCTCATAAAACTAGGTTTTACAGCAGT